GGTCGATGTCGCCCAGCGCGTCCAGGATGTCCAGGCGCAGCGGGGACGCCGGGCCTGGCCGTGGCCGCACCGTGGGCACTTCCGCGCGGGCGGTGCGCCCGGTGACCAGCAGGGCGCGCAGTGTCGTGTACCGGTCCGCGAGGGCTTCCAGGCGTCCCTGGGTGCGGGCGATGTGCGCGGCGAGGATCCGGGCCTGTTCCTCCGTGTACTCCGCCGACCAGTCCATCAGTGTCCTTCCAGTTCGGTGACGGTCAGCACCAGCCCGACGGGCCTGGTGTCCGCATACACCTTCCACGCGGACAGCCCACAGCACAGCGCGTCATCGCGCCACACGCCAGCTGTTTTCAGTGAATCGAACGCGGCGCGGATCAGCTTGTCCACGTCAGGCTTGACGCCCGGCCATCGCGGCGCGGACGGCCGCAGGATTCCGGCGTTCCGTCCGGTGCCGTAATGACCAGTCGGGCGTGGCAGGTAGAAGCCCAGCGACGCCTTGCAGGGACGGATGAAGGGGTCCCGTCCCGCAAGTGCCCGGCGCGCCTCAGCGTCCACCAGCGCCCGCCAGTCCGCCAGTTTCGCGTTGGCGTCCACCATCACCACGCGGCCCGTCGCGGCGTGCCGGAATGCCTTTTTGGACCCCTGCGGAATCGGCAGGCCCAGGACCTCCGCGTGGAACGGCTGACTGGTGACGCTAATCATCGCCGCCGCCAGGCGAGGATCCGCACCAGGGCCAGCCACAGCAGCGCCAGCCCGATCCCGGCGAGCAGGCCGGCGAACAGCCCGACCAGCGCGGCGGTGACGGTCTGCGCCAGCTCCAGGAACTGCTGTTCCTCGCTCATGACGTACCCTCCAGTTCCTCCAGTAGGCTCATCTGCCCGGGCAGTTCCCCGTCCGGCGTCGGTAGCTCGCGTCCAGGCGGATCCATGGCAGCGATGCTGTCCAACATGTCCTGGAGCGCGGCGACGGCCTGCTGTGTCACTACCCCGTTGCCGCAGGCTTTCAGCATGTCCTTACGCGTGATCCCGATGGCCGGGTCCGTGACCCAACCGGCGGGCTGACCCATCATCCACTCGGTAAAGCGCGGTGAAAGGCGCTGCGCGCCCCGCTCGCTACGCTCAGTTGGCGACGGGGCAGGACCCATGACGGCCTCCCAGCGGCGAATCGCCGGCTCATACGCGCCCCACTGGACCCCAGCCTGGCCGTGCAGAAAGTCCCCCGTTTCAAGGTCAAACATTGTGGTCAGTTCATCGCCGTACCTGTCCCGGCGTTGGCGGATCAGGCCCGCGGAGTGCTGGCTGTCATGCGGGGACGGCCCTGTCACGGTGGGCAGCAGCCGGAATTCCGCGACGTCGGCCAGCGCCACCGTCCGGCCGTTCGCGCGGCGGTGAGACGGATCCGAACCGCCGCCGCGGTCACCCGCGAACGCGTCCGGTGTCGGCAGCAGGTCCATGACCTGGGCTGTTAGGTAGCCGTGATCCAGCCAGTGGGTATGCGATGCTGACCCCACTGGACCGCTGCCCTTGTATTCAGCTGCGCGCGGCGTGCCCAGCAGCGGCGCGTCCGGGACGGCGTCAGGGGTGTTCGCGCCGGCGGGCGAGGATGAACACGCGGAAGCGTCCGTGCGGCGCGCCCACGTCGGCAGCTCGTAGGCCACGCCATTGGCAGTCATACCCGAGAGCGGCCAGGTCCCCGAGTACGCGGCCAAGTGCCCGCAAAACAGGCTTTCCGTCCCCGGCGTCTCCCACACATCCCGGGCAGAATTCCACATCGCAAGCGGCCTCATCTAAGCAACCTCCGCACTGGTCACAGCTGCACGCGGACCCTTTGCGTTCATCGCGTGCATTCTGGCTTTGATCGCCGCGCAGGCGGCCCGTGCTTCCGGTGTCCATTTGGCCTGCCCGTTCGCGCGCTTTGGCAGGGCCTCCCGTATCATCCCCACTTGAATGGCGCATTCCGCCTGGACTGTTTTGAGTCGCAGATAGGGCCTGATGGTTATTAGCAGGTTCATCGCCCTGTATCCCGTTAGGTGCCATGTCCACGCCGCCGCCCATGTCGCCGTGGCGCGGCGCATTTGGTACAGCGTCCCGCCCCATTCCGCTTTCAGGGCCTCCAGCAGATGCAGCGCCGGATAGGTCATGCCAACCGTGACCCTCGGTGAGTACACGCCCCCGGTCACGTCCAGATGAATGCAGCCTTCCCCGTCGATCAGCCCCGCCACATAGGCATGGTTCGTGTTCATAGAATCCCCTTTCGGCCTGACTGAATGCCTTGGCGCTGTAGGCACCACGGACGTTTTCCCACACGACGTAGCGCGGCCTGATAACCGCGATGGCTTCCCGCATTTGCGCCCACAAGTTGGACCGGGTGCCGTCAGTCATGCCCCGGCGGCGTCCGGCGGTGGATAGGTCCTGGCACGGGGATCCGCCCGAAATGATGTCCACGGGTTCCACTGATGGCCAGTCCACTTTGGTGACGTCGCCCAGGTTGGGCACGGCGGGCCAGTGGTGGGCCATGATCGCTGATGGTGCCGGGTCGAATTCGGAATACCAGCGCAATTCCGCGTCGAACACCTGTTCCACGGCACGGCCCAGTCCGCCGTAGCCGGCGAACAGTTCACCCACGGTCAGGGTCATGGCGTCAGTTCCCCCGTGGCCTGGTCATAGGTCTGGACCTGTTCGTCCACCTGCCTGGCCAGTGCCAGCGCCGTGGACTGCGGCAGTTCGGTGACCAGGGCGCGGAAACCCGTTTTGCGGATCATGGCGTCGCGGTCGGTGGCCCAGGGTCCCCTGTCCCCTGCCGCGCCGCGCGCCTTGCGGTCCATGACTGCGGAAATCGGCAGAAACCTGTCCTGGATACCTGTCCCGACTTCCGCCCAGGCCAGCACGCCGATGACCTCGCGCCTGTCCTCATAGTCCAGTGGTTCCCATTGGGTGAACTTGCCGCCGCGGGTGGAGTCGTAGCCGCGCCGGAACGTGTCGCCCTCGCGGATCAGTTCGGCGCCGACGGCCCCGACCCGTCCGGAGCGGCGGGCCAGTTCCAGGAGTCCCTTGTATCCGATGATGGGCACTACCTGTTTTTCGTGCTGGCCGGTGGTTTTGTTTTTGACGCTGCGCGGGGTCAGGTAAAACTCTCCCAGGAGTCCGCCGACTTCCAGGCCCAGCCGGGCGGCGGTCATGAACGCGCCCAGCAGACTGTCCGGCGTACACATTTGCAGTTCCGGGGTTTGGCGCAGTTCCGTGATGGCGTCCCGGACGAATTTTTCCACGGCGAAGTCTTTGGGCAGGGTGCGGGCGAACTGCCCGGCCATGGATTCGACCAGGTCCACCGCCGTGGCGCGGCCCTGCTGCGCCTGGGCGTCCCCGATGGCCCGCGCGAGGTCCTGCCCGGGGTCCTGCTGTGGGTCTGTCATTCAGTCCTCCAGGGTGGTGATTCGCAGGGCACCGCGGCCCGTAACGGGTTCCTTGTACTGTTCGATGAGGCCGGGGTGGTCGGCGGCCAGTTTGCGCTGATTCAGCCGGCGGACGGTCTGCGGCTTCCAGGTGGCGAGGATGTCCCCGGATGCGGACACGATGGCCGTCCTGCCTTTGAGGGCGGTTTCGACGGCGAACTTGGCGCGCGCCTCCGCGGCTTCCCAGATTTTGATGTTGGCGCGGGCTTCCGCGACGGCGGCGAGCTGGGCGTCCAGGTATGGTGTGGCGGTGACGGGTTCCAGGGCCTCATCGGCGGGGAACAGGGCGGCGAGCTTGTCCGCGTCCTGGAACACCGGTTCGGGGCGGACGCCCTCTAGGATGTGGTGCATCCACCAGGCCCCGCCGTAGCCGATTATCTGCCCGATGACTTCCGGATTCCGGTCGATGCGGACGGGTTCCATGAGCCTGCCCGGCCCGCCGTCGCCGCCGACGAAACACGTCACCCACGCCTCATCGTGTCCGGTGACGGCCAGCTGCTGCTGCACCTGCACCTGGACCATGGCTGGCGGGTTCCCGTCCGTCCAGTGGCGCCTGTAGGACCTGACGGACGTGGTTTTGACTTCCAGCAGCGCCGACACCTGCGCGCCGGCGCGGCCGCGCGGGGCCAGCCCGAAATCGGGGGTGGCGAGCATCCAGTGGAATTCTGGGTGCCGCAGCAGCCCGGGCGTGGGGATGAGCTTGCCCAGGTGCGGGTATTTGCTGACGGTCCAGCGCGCGATGGTGGACTCCAGGCGCTGCCCGGCTTCCGTGGCGTCGCTGCCTTCCTCCACGGGATCACCGGCTTTCTTGTCCAGCCAGACGTCCAGGGCTGTCCGGTACGGGTTCAGGCCCAGGACGGCGGCGGTGTCGGATGCGCCCAGCCCTGACCGGCGCGCCGCCAGCCAGCGCGCCCTGTCGCGGCGGTAGTCGCTGGCCGCGAGGATCAGCCGTCCGCCGAACCCGTGGGGCGCGTCCATCAGGCCGCCGTCCCGTCGTGGGAAAACAGTTTGGCCACGGGCACGCCCAGGACTTTGGCGATGGCGTCAGCCTTGCGGCGTTCGATGCCGCCGCGGCCGGCCGCGACGTTGCGGATGTGCTGGTGGTTTATGCCGCCGGCCGCGCTGCCCAGCCACCTGGCGCTGATGCCCGCTTTGGTCATGGCTTTGTCCAGCTCCGTGGGTTCCGTGTCCGTCCTGCGAATTGCCCTGATGTAGACGTTTACGTCCGCCACGTCCAAACCTCCCTGTCCCGGCGTCTAGTATCTTTAGACGCCCTGACACTAACAGCAGGCGTGGACAATCGTCCAGCATCCGGGGTGTTCCCGGCGCGTCTAGTGCTGATAGGCGCGCGGACAGTATTAGCTAGACGCTGCTTGTCTATAACTTGTAGACTCCAAATGAGTGCTACGCGGTGTAGCACCACCATGGGGACGGGAAAAAAATCTTATGAGCGACACCACCACACCAAGGGACCACATGCCAACCCAGCAGCTGATAACCCTGGCTGACCTCATCCGCCAGCACCAGGAACGCACGGGCGAAAGCTACTCAGACATCGCCAGGCGCGCCGAACTATCCAAAGCCAAAATCGGGCAACTGGCCACAGTCCGGCAGAACCACATGCCCCGCGCGCACACCATAGAATCCATCGCCCGCGGCCTCGGCCTGCCCCTGCGCGTCATCCAACAGGCCGCCCTGGCGTCCGCCGGGATCATGCCCCAGGAGTATGACGCCGCGCAGCGCGTGGACTTCCTCGCCGGCGTCCTGCGGGACTTCTCGGAGGATGACCTGGAAACCTGCGCGGCCATCATCATGGCCCTGAAAGAACGGCGGGATAAGGAAACGCGGCCGCCGAAACCGGTGTTCAAGTAGCACCAGGCACAGAAAAGGGACCCCGGATTAACACACCGGGGTCCCTTTCGCATTCAGCGACACGGGCCAGCCAAAGTCGATTCTGGCGAATTATCTGCTGTAGTGTTCTGAATGTTGAAGCCCCCGGAACGGGAATTCCGAGAGCTTCCTAGTGAATGTTCAAAGTGCTGTTTGAACCTCCACCGCTGGCTACAACTTTATCAAGCCAGCGTCAAGGACAAAGCCGGATGAGCGTTCATGCTCCCGGTTATTTTTTTTGACCAGCCGGGAGCGCCAGGTTTTACGCCTGCACGGCTGGACCCGCCACCGGCCATGTAGGGGCACATGCTGGGTTGGCGGGCGCGTCCGGGAAAGGCGGCGCGGGTCCCGCCTCGCAGGGTCCAATACAGGAGATGCGAGGTCATGAGCCGTCAAAGGGCGCCTTTTGTCGAGCCATGGAACAGGGGATTTCACCAGGATACGCAAGGCCTGGAATCGAAGGGCGACCAGTCCCAACTGTGCAACAGCCGTTAGCGCCAGCGTCCATGGCAGCCGTCCGCGCCCCGCCTAACCCGCGGTGCCTGACTTTGGAGGGTGCAAACCCTCACCTATACCTCATCCATGCCGTACCTATACGGACCGGTGACTAGTCAGCCTGATAAGCCATCCCCCAACCCGCCGGGGGACGCTTATCAGGCTGAACCCTGCCCTTTCCGCCACCCTGCCGTCCCGGTGTCGGAAAAACCAAGGGGCTGGACCGCCCCTAGCGGGGCTTCCTTCCGTTGTGGATGAGCGGCCGCGCTTTGGTTGCGCCGGCTAGTGAGGTCAGGCGCATGACCATGAACTGGTGCCCGGTGCGGGCCTGGTCCAGTGTGGTGTAGCGGAGCATTTCGTCCGCCAGCGGTCCGTCGAATACCAGGGTTTCGTAAATGAGCGGGCGGGTGTCATCGCCCCAGGGTGGCGGGTAGCCGTGGTCCAGTCCCAGCCAGACGGTGGACACGCGGCCGCGCAGGCCCAAATCGGTGTAGGCCACGCGGCGGTCCTGGGTGAATAGCTCCATCCAGCGCTCACGGCTGACGGGCTGGGCGTCCCAGTCGTAATAGAAATCCATGGGGTTCACTGTACGGGCGCGGGTTCCTTAGTCCTGTTTGAGGTCGAATAGCATTTCGACTTTGGCCAGTCGGGTGGTGGCGACGTGGATCAGGTGGGCGAGGGATTCGCCACTGTCGGCAAAGGCCCACGCGCCTGCGGGATCCTCCAGGATTTCCTTGGACATTTTGGTGGCGCGTTCGCCCAGCTCGTCTAGGGCGCGGGCGGCGTCGCGGGCGTAGCGGATGGCGGTTTCGTTGGCGCTGGCCATGGTCTTAGTCCTGTTCCTTGGACGCAAGCGCGGCCGTGATGGCTGCCTGGATTCGTTCCAGTTCCTTGCGGCTGACATACGCCGTGGCGTCGTCCACGGCGTTGCGGGCGTGCAGCCGGACCTTGAATGCTCCCAGTGTCTCCTGGACGGTGAATGTGGCCCTGCGGCTGGTGGCGGCGTGGGTGGTCATGACTGCCCCCGTTCGGCGCGCAGGATGCGTCCTTGCCGGATGGTGTCGTAGCGGGCATGGCAGGCACCCAGCGGAGAACCTGCGGGGGATTTGGCGCACTGCATGAGGTCGGCTTTGGATCCGCGGTCTACTTCCACGCCGTCCAGTGTGAGGACGTAGATGGGGCGGGGACGGGCGGACAGTCCCACGGTGGGCAGGAATGAGCCTAGGGCGTAGCGGGTGCCACGGATGGGCGTGGCGGTTTCGATGGCTTCCCGCAGGGTGGCGGCGTGAGTGGTCATGGTCTTAGCCCTCCACCTTGGTCAGGCGGTCCATGGACACCTGACGGTAGATGACGGCGCGGCTCCGAACACCACCGGCAATCTGGCGGTGCAGTCTGACGTCTCCGTTGTGGAGGATTTCCGCCACGTCCCACTGGGTTCTGGCTTTGCCGATGGTGACGACGTCCCACTGGGTCAGGGTGGTTCCGGTTTCGGTGTTGGTGACCGTGTTGGCACTGTAGTTAGTGCGGTCGATTTGGTAAGTCATGGCCTTAGTTGCTTTCTTCCGTGATGAGGTCGGCCATGGCTTCCACTTGGCGCGGGGTGAATGGGGCGCTGTAGCCCAGTTCACGGGCCAGGGCGGTGAATCGGGCGGATGCTTCCGGGAGGGCCAGGCCGGACGCGCCGGCTACGGTCTTGATGGCGTCGGGGCGGCTGACGGTGGGTTCCAGGTGGTCGAACATTTCGGGTTCCTGTCTGTGGCTGGTGTTCCTTGCTGACACCACTAACTATACACGACTACCCGTGTATAGCAAGTATTTACTGCACTACTTATCCACTTATCCACGGCATGCTGTGGACACTGCGCTACTGCATTCTTTTCCCCCGTGGCTACTGCATTCCGTGTCTACTTATTGTAGACTCCACGGTTATGGAAACCATCGCCATAGCCAGTCTGAAAGGCGGAACTGGCAAAACAACATCCGCCGCTTACCTGGCGCACGCGTACCAGCAACTAGGCCGGCGCGTGGTCATCGTGGACGCCGACCCGCAAGGCTCCATCCTGGACTGGTCGGAAACCGCCGACTGGTCCATCCCCACCGTGGGCCTGCCGTCCGCGCAGCTCCACAAACGCCTGGCCGGGATCCTTGACGCCCGCTACGACGTGGTCATCATCGACACGCCGCCTTGGACGCCAGGCGCGACCGACAAAGGACGCGAACCACTAACGTCCGGAATCGTGTTTAGCGCCCTGCGCGCGGCCGATACGGTGGTGATCCCGCTGGCCCCCACGATGATGGAACTGCGCCGGGTCACGGCGACCCTGAAAGCCATAGACGACGTCGCCCCGCTGCGCCTCCAGGACGCACGCGTCCGCGCCCTGCTGAACCGGACGAAAGCCAACGCGTCCAGCACCAGGGTGATCCGCTCCGCGCTGGAATCCCACGGGTGCGCCGTGCTGGGCGCGGAGATACCCAGCAGGGAACCCGTCGCGCAGTCCTTTGGCGACCGCCCGCCCTCGAACCTATACGGCTACCTGTCCGCAGCAATGGAACTGGAGAAGAACAAATGAGCAAGGTAACAGACCTGACCGCCCGCGCCGCCCGCCTGACCGGGAAGCCCGCCGATGACGTCCAGGACGGCGGTGAGGAACGCGCAGCGACGGCCCCGCGCGCCAAGGACATCCGCATGACGGTGGACCTGTCGCCGGGCCTGTACCGGAAAGTGTGGGCGTATCCGGAGGACATGGACCTGCCGGCGCAGACTGGCCGGGCGCGGATCCCGATTGTGGAAGTGTTCCGCGCCCTGGTGGAGGAACTTGCAGTTAATCAGGAACTACGGAAAGCAGTGGCCAAGCGGATACGTGCCAACGTGTCTAAGTAGTGCAGTAGATCAGTAGTTACTTACCTCTTGCATATACACGGGTAGCCGTGTAGTCTTGTCATGTCAGCAAGGAACAGCAAGCCAGATAAGGAACCCGCCATGACCGCCTCAGAATTCCCCGCAGTGCCCGCCGTCGTCGAAGCGATGAAGCAGGAAATTACCGACCTCATCGCGGACGGGACCATCCCCGCCAGCGTCGCCACGTTCGCGGACCTGCACGACTACATCGACGCCAACATGTTGGCGGAAGACCTGTTCCCGGAATTTCCGGATACGGAAGATGACGACGTCGTCCAGACCTACATGGACGCCAGCGTGGAAGTCCTGAATCCGGCGCAGAACGTCGTGGACGCGTGGCTGCGGAACGGACGGCGGTAATGGCACCTTATGAGGTCCTGGAAACCTTTGACGCCCTCGCGTCATTCGCGGTTCTGTTGCCCCTCGCGGGCGTCGCCATCGGCATGCTGGGTGTGGTGTCCGTGGCCGTGTTTACGCTCAAAGTCGCGTTCGCCAAATGGCTGTAGGCTGACCACCCCCGCATGAAAAGGCCCGTCAGGTCATGACGGGCCTTTCACGCGTCCCCGGCCAAAACATTGGCCACCACCTGAACGCTAACAAAGCGGTGGCCCGTGCGGGAAATCCGACACGGGCGGGGCGTGACACTGTGACCGGACTAACGCGCGGGTGTCTACAGATGGGTTACGTTGTAGACGGACAGCGTCCCCGCCGTCTCGAATTGACCACAGAAACGCTTTAGTCAGGAAAGGCCCAATGGAATGACTGATACGCCGAACAGCCCGCGCATATCCGACCAGGCGCAGCATGAACCGGAGGAACGTTTTTACGATTCGGTGGGCAGGCCCAGGAAGCTCGCCGCGGGTGCCATGGCCGCGATGCAAAGGGAATTCCGGAAAGGCATTGGCACCAAGGAACTGGCTGAACGCTATGGGGTGTCCAGGTCGCTGGTGCTGACCATTGTTTATTTCACTCCGAAAGGCCAGCCCAAACAGCAGAGCAAACCTAAGTCCAATGTCCTCCAGTTTTCTAGGGCGTCCTGATGACGGCGGTAAAGCTCCAGGACGTCGCGGCCGCTAACGCCCTGCTTGTCTCGCTCGGCGGTGAGGATCAGTTACCGGCCATCGCGGCTAAGTCCTTTGACCGGGCGATGCAGTTGCAGGAACGCATAGACAGGGCTTTGCGCTATGCGGAGCAGACCCCGCCGAACAGTGTCCACGCCCGGCAGATGGCCCGTATCCTGGACGGTTCCATAACGGTCGATGACGAACTGGCGGAAGTCCCGGAACTGGACAAACCGATGCCCAGGCAGAAAGCCGTGGAGTCCAGGCCCAGGCGCAAGACGTCCGGCAAAGGATCCGCAGACAGGACCACAGCGGAGCGCCTGAAAATACGCGAATGGCTTGCGGATAAAGGCATCGACACCGGGCGCGGGCGGATCCCGCAGCGCTACCTGGATGAGTATGACCAGGCGATGGCCGATGAGCGCCGGCGGCGCCGCGAACAGCGTGCGGACGATATGGCCGGCGCGATGGAGGGGCAGCTGATATGAACGTCTTTGATGACCCGGACTTTCTGGCATGGGCCAAAGACGTCCGGGAAAACATGGTGCCCGGGATGATGGGCAGCGCCATGGTGGTGTCCCTGTACCGGCAGGACTTCGATGTGAAATTCGCGGTGGAGCTGGGCGCGTCGCTGATGCTGGATAAGCCGCTCATCCTGTCCGTGAGGCCCGGTGTTCAGGTTCCGGACAAACTGGTCCGGGTCGCTGATGCCATCTTGGAACTTGACCCGTCCCGACCGGACTTGTACCAGGCGGCCCTGCATGACGCGATGGACCGGATCCTGAAAGAACGGGGCCTGATATGAGCGCGTCCCTGACTCTAGGTGTCACACGCCTAGACGTGTACGCTAGTGGCATGCCTAAACCTAAGCGTTACCTCAGCCGCCCGGAAGTCGCGGAACGAATCGGCGTCAAACCGGACACGCTGAACAGGTACAGGCTGCCCGAACCTGACGCGCAGATCGGGGCGCGTCAGGTCGGGTGGCTTCCGGCCACGATAGACGCCTGGAACGCCTCCAGACCGTCCAGGATAAAGGCGGCGGGCGAATGACCACGGATGATGCTGTGGCGGCTGTGGTGGCCGCATGGCTGGACCCTGGCGTCCAGCCTGGCTACCACCGTTTCATGCAGGACCGCCTGCATACTGAATGGCCGGTGCTCGCCAAAGCGCTGGAAGCACTGGCAGCAGCAAAGGCGGCGGATAAATGATTCGGGACCTGGAGGAACTTGTGGGCGACGGGTCGCTACTGATCCACTGGACGATTTATGCGTACCCTGCGGACTATCCGGAGGGGTACGTCCTGCGGAAATGGTTTATAGCGGACGGAACGGGTTTCGCGCCGATACCAGGGCGCGCGTGGTGCCTGCCGGACCTGGAAGCCGCCCAGGACCTCCTGCCGCCCGGCCTGCACTGTGTTCCGCGGTCACCGGATGATGACCCGTCCATAGTGGAAACGTGGCTTTAGGATGGACTAACGGCGTCCGGCGACTGGCTGGCTTGCTGACCTCATGTTCTGCTGATGGTCCGGACGCCGTCCAAAACGGCAAAAGGACCCCGCCGCGATGATGCGGCGGGGTCCTTTTGTTTTGCCCGGGAAGGGGCTTAGCTGTTTGGTTCAGCGGCTTTAGCTTATTCCATGTCGCGGGTCAGCCACATGATAACGCCTCCGACCACGACTATGGCGGCGCAGACGATAAGGACGGTTTGCAGGGTCACGTCCATGGCCTAGACGCCCTCCGTCAGGCGGCGGAATGCGCGTTCCACGTCGCGGGCGGTGCGGGCTTTCAGGTAGCCGGCCAGGGCGTGCTTGGTCATCGCGGCGTCCAGGAACAGGAACCCTGTTTGGAGGATGAGCCACCACCAGACCATCCGGTCCACGCCGCCAAAGACCTGCCCGGCCACGCCGATGATGGACGATAGCAGCGCGCAGGTCCACAGCCACAGCAGCATGCGCGCGTGGGACAGTGTCGGCGGGTTCCGGGCGGTCCAGACAATGGTGCGGGCAGCTTCCGCCGCTTTCTGTCTAAAAGTCATAGACACATCCTAAGCGTGGCGGTCCGGTGGCGGCGTCACGCGTTCGATGGCAGGGGACACGCCCGTGGGCTTCCACAGTGCGCTGTAGCTGGACGCGCCCATCAGGAAAATGAGCAGCGCCAGCCGGACGTAATCGCCCGGCGTGAACAGCCCGGCCACCCAGGCTGTCACGCCGGCCACGGCCAGATAAAACGCGAACGCCACCAGCGACTGGGTCCGGACGGACCATCTGGACTGCTGAATAATGGAAATGACCGGCGGCGAGAAAAACCCGACGCACAGCGCCCACAAAGCCGCATTATCCAGGACCTGGTAATCCATGGCGCTACCCTTGCCCAGGCCGGACCAGGGCCGCGAGGTCCACGCCCAGGACGTCGATGGATGGCTGGATGGTCTGAATGGCGCCGTTCGCGTAAATCTTCATCCAGCCATTAACGGCCATCCACTGGTAGGACTTCAGCAGCTCATCGCCGCCGATGTGCCGGCGGGTGATGCCGTCCCCGATCCAGACGTCAGGGTCATCCTTTTCCTTGCCGATAATCAGCATGTTGTCCTCCTGTAGCGGTGCAGCGGCTGGCGCGGGCGCTGGGGACTCCCGCGCCAGCCGGTCCAAACGGGCGAGGTCCCACACGCCCGGGCATTGGGTGGCCGTGAAATGGTTATGCGGCCTCAGCGGCAAATCCCCGTAGGCGGCGCGTAGCTCCCGGATCAGCTCGGCCACGGTCTGGTAATCGCCGGCGGATGCGCGCGGATTGCATTCGATGGACAGGTAATAGTTATTGCCCACGCCGTAGGCCCCGTCACCCTGCCCCCAGGACAGCTGCGTGTCCGGGTCCAGCAGGCAGGCCACGCGTCCGGCCTCCGCCACGTAATGCACGCTGGCCGTCCTGGACGCGCCCCCGTACACCAGATAGTTGATGGTGGATTCAAAGGTGGGCCGCGTCGCCGGATCAGCCCACCAATGTAAGCAAATGCCCCGGTAACGGTGGCCCGGCGGCCTGGGATGGTAGAACGTCGCACTGTGGTTTGTGATGAATTGATACGTCACGGCGCTGCCCTCCTGGACTCCCTGACCGGCCACGGCGGGATCCTGTTCGGGGGAACGCCCGCCTGGATGAGCAGCAGCCGCAGCGCGCCGGCGTATTCCTCCAATGCCCTGCGGAAGTCGGATTCGGCCTGCTCGCGCCGTTCCGCGTCGGCCAGGCGTTCCAGCACGGACTGGTTCCTTTTCTTTTCGCTGACTGCGCGGCCGCTCCGCCAGGCCAGCAGCCCGTCGATGATTTTGGGAATGATGGCGGCCAGTCCGCCGATGCCCAGGATGGCGGTCCATAGTTCCGGGGTCATCGTCAGTTCCTCCGCAGTCCTCTGGCAGGGTCCAGATACGCCCAGGAAATACGCTGATAACGCTTGAAAACATCGCACAGCGCCACGACTACCAGCGCCACCACCAGCCAGATCCCGCCGGATGAGCGCGGCGACAGCGCAAAAAACACGGCCGCCGGCAGCAGCAGCGCCCAGCCCAGGCCGGTGATGAGCAGCGCGACGCGTTCCAGCCACCAATGCCCGGCCAGGACAGCGATGGTGCCGATAACGCCGCCGATAACCAGGGTGCCCCCGACACCCACGGACAGCAGCGGTCCGATGGTCCCGGTCAGGAACGTAGGCGCGCCGCCGATGGCCGCGAGCAGTCCGGCGCTGCCCGCCATGCTGTATCCGGCCACCTGCGCGGCGTTGATCGCGAACGGTTCGCCCAGCAGCCGCAGCGCTCTATTCCGTGCCATGGCTTTCCGCCTTTCTATGGGAGGTTCACCCAGGAATCGCCGTCCCAATAGGCGGGCTGGATTTCCTGCCAGGCACCGGCCACGCGGACCTTGGGCACGGCGGTGTGCGGGACCCAGACGCCGGACTCGCGGCGCTTGAAGTCCACGCTGGCCTCCGGTTCGCTACTGATGACGCCGGGCTGGATTTCAAACGCCCACAGCACCGGGCCAGTTGCTGCGCTGCTGGACGTCAGAGTCCGGTTCACGGTCGATCCGACAGGATAGGCGCGGTTGGAATCGTAGATAGCCAGCGCCGGGTGTGATCCGGCGGCGGCGTCCACACGTTCCGCGTCCAGCGGGTCAGCGTTGGTGGTGGAGTGAGTGCCCGCATAGGTGATCGCGTTCACTACCCAGGACTCGGCGCTGCGGGTGGTGATGGTCGGGGACAGGTGCGCCGTGGAGCTGACGCCGGAGTTCTCGCTGGTGCCCCATGCGCCGATGGGCGAGGATGTATTCACGCCGGAATAGGCGACCAGCCCAACACTGACATAAATGGACCCGGACCCGGTAAGGGTCCAAGTCAGGGTGGACGGTTCCCCAGACGCGATTTTGAAGTAGACCTCAGTGTCGGCGCTGCCCGGGGTTAGGTACCTTTGGACGGGACTGAACCCGGACGGCATGGTGGTGCTGCCGCCCACCTGAACCCTGTTGACGAATGCCAGGATCAGGTCCCCATCCTGCACAAAGGACGAGTCGACGGTTGCATTAACCGTCGATGATGCGTTTGTCTGCACTGATGACGCGCCACGGAACGCGATAGGCCCGGCGCCTGTTTGCTGCCGGGAAATCAGCTCCGCCGCCCATGCCGCCTGTGATGCACTGGTGGGCGCGGCGCTGACGGTGATGGTGCGGCTACTGGACCCCTGCGGCAGTGTCCCGTTGGAATCGTAGACTGCCAGCGACGGACGGGACCCTGACGTGCCGCCGACAGTGGTTTCGTCGGAGCGCTCCGCGTCCCCTGCGGCGTCGATGGTGAACGTCGCGCCCGGGTCCGTGGTTTTCCGCGCCATGCCGACAGACAGCCGCCACGCGTTGCTGACCGCGTGTGTGGTGTCCAGGGTGATGGCCGTCCCGGTGCCGCCCGGTTCGATGATGCGAACCCTGCCCAGTGGCAGGTCCGGGTTCACGCCAGAATAGGCTGTCTTGATAACAATGGCGCGGGCTGCCGTGCTAAATCCCCATGTCGTGGAAGCCCCTTCCGTTCCGTCCACAAGATGCCAGTAGACGGCGGCTTTGGCTTGGTTGCTGATTTCCTCAGTGGGTCCAAAGCTGCGTATATCGCGCCCGGCGTTCCAGCCTGCCGGAACCGTGACAGTGGCGGTGTTAACGGTGACATACAGCCACAGCACCACCACATCGCCGGGCTGTATCCCGGCAGGGTAGGCGACGCTTAGGCTAGTCGCGGCGGTTTCCAGTTTGCTGGTGGCCGTGGCACGGTACGCGATGGCCGCAGGCGCGGGCGGCGCGGGCGGGTCCCCTGCGACCTGATAGGACGCTGACTGCTGCTGTGTCCCGGCCCAGGTGTTCGTGTACCCGGCCAGGACCGTGGACCCGTCAAAGTAGGTCCCCAGCCCGCCAGCGGTATCCACCGCCTCCAGCAGCAGCCCGTCCCCGTAGTACACCGTGCCCCCGGCTGGGGAATTAAAGGTGACCTCAACATCAAAGGATGTGACCTGGTTGGCGTAGGAGAAGCGGGACCCGGTAAGTGTGAGCTGCGTCCAGGTGTTCGGGGTCAGCGCGACGGGTGATGCGGACAATTGGGTCCCGGACGAATAGCGAAGCGTCGCGGTGATCCCCGATGCTGGCGTGTAAACCCAGTAGGACGCTTCTACCTGTTCCCCCAGCGGGAACGTGCCCAGGTTCGCGGCGGGCTGCTCCAGCGTGACGGTGCTGGTGCTGGCGCTGGTGACCTTGATAGACCGCGCCCCGTATTTGGCTTGCTCCGCGGACACTTCATAATTGGCGTTGACCCGGTCCCAGCCGGTCAGGGATGGGCGCTCAGCGGACGGGTTGGTGGACCTGTTGACCCGGCGCAGCCTGGTCCTGGTGCTGGTGGAGTCATCCGCCGCGCCGGTCCAGGCGAAATCGTAGTCCGCCGTGTCCGTGTCGCCACCGCTGAAATACCCGCCCAGGGTGCCGATTTCGACGTTCAGCCCGCCCAGGTAGAACCCTGCACCAGCGGATGATGTCGTGGCGTGAACGCCAAAGGCGGCTTTGGCTGTGTTCGCCGGTGCCGTGACGGTCCCAAAGTTCACAAACCAGGTAGTGCCGGTGATGCCCTGGCCTGTGACGTTCACGGCGGAAATCAGCGCGCCCGCAGCGTCGAACCACCACACTTTTAGGTTAGCTGCGTTCAGGTTCTCCGCCGTGACGGTCCGCCACACGGACGCGACATTCACCACCTGCCCGGCGGTAACGGGGATGCTGTCCGCGTTCGCCACGGGCGCGGCGCCGGTCAGGTCCCCGCCGTACACCGCCCAGAGTGCGATGGACCCGGCGGTATCATTGGACACTTTCAGGGAGTGCGTGCCGGAATATGCCTGCTCCGTGCTGGCACCAAACGTCTGCGTGCCCTTGGATGACCAGTAAGTAGTGGTGCCCAGCCCGAAGCGGGGATTCTTGACCAGGTTTGTCCGGACGGTCACGCCTGCCTCCTGTTAGCTGATGTCAAACCAAATATCGCCGTCAGCCGGGCTGGCCGGTTCCGTCGCTGAAACGGTGATCGGGTTGTGCCCGTCCGCTCCGTCCGCCCCGTCTGCGCCGTCCTCGCCTGCGGGTCCCTGGATGCCCTGCTCGCCGGGCGGGATGGTCAGGTGCAGCACCCTGTTGGGCGCGGTTCCGGTGAAGCTCGCCGCCGCCGGCGTCCCGGACGTGACCGTGCCGACAGTGAACCCGTTCGCCGTGGCCTCAGCGGATGCCGCCGCCGCTTCCGCGTCCAGGGCGGACGCCTCCGCTGCTGTCGCGGCCGCCACGGCCTCATCCCGCAGCCCGGTATAGGACTCAAAGAAACCGCTGTACGTTCCGGCCTTCCACATCACCTGGGGCAGTTCCGCGGTGAACGCCTGAATAAAGCCCAGGTGGTTGGAATTCAGCGGGTTCGGCAGGTCAAAGCCGTACAGGTCTTTGAGCGGCAGCAGCGTGGTTCCTGCCGTGTCCGCCGGATCATAAATGCTGATCGCGGCGTTTAGCACCACGTTGTCCGGGTTCAGCGGATCCACCACCAGCTGCATGTCAAAGGGGTAGTCAGTCATCGCCGGTTCCTTTCCTGGCCGTCACCAGCCAATAGCCACCCAGTCCACGCGGTGGACCTGGTTTTGCACTGCCTGGTAATTGCCGTTGCCGTTGGAATAGGCGACGGCATAGACGATGTCCGCCTTGCGGCCCGTGTTCCAGGGCGAACCGGCGGCGGAAAAGATCATCGCCCGGCTGATGGCCCGGTCCACGCTGGAATCGCCGTCCATGAGCAGGCAGGTAAGCAGCCCATTGGGGAACGGCCGCGGGAACGTGATCCGGGCGTAGCCGGAATTGTCCGTGGTGTTCACGGCGGTTCCGCCCTGGATCTTGAACGCCGTTTGTCCCGCCGCCGGGGTGAAGTCCAGGGCACCGCCGAACCCGTACAGTTCCACGGATCCGACTTCCGCCATCTTGGTCCAGACGGCCAGGTCGCCGGACCCTATGGTGCGCTGCCAGACCACGCCGCCGATGTTCACCTTGGTTCCGACCCGGTCCAGATAGTCCCGGGCGAGGGCGTCCAGGGCGAGGACACCGCCGTCGCCCTGCCAGCAGCGCAGGTCAATAATCTGTGTCGGCTGGGTCTGCCCGGCAGTCCACAGCACCAAAGCCAAAGGTTGGTCATCCAGGGTCCCCGGGTCATGCTCGCGGCCCGCCGGAATGGCCTTGGTGGATCCGCCCTCCACTTTCGTGATGGTGGTCGGGCCACCCACTGCGGGCGTCCAGTCCCGGCGAATGCAGATCAGGTCATAGCGGGACGTCCCCGCCGCCGGCGCGGTACAGGTGACGGACACCGTGGCATCCGAAATGTCCAGGACGCCGTGGCCCCAGGCGGTGCCCGCAGCCACGTTGACCGTCAGCGGCGTGGACGGGTGCGCGGTGACCTTGAAATCCGCGATGCCGTCCACGCCGTAGGATGAACCGATTTGCGGGTGCGACAGCGCCCAGTCGGTTTCCGTGACCAGGGATGCGGGGACGCCCGCTGACGTGTCGTAGAACGTGCTGGTGATGGTCACGGTCATTTCCTCCTTAGATCCCGGACGCCTGCCGCCACGGACGCCAGGGCGCGGGCGAACTGCTTGTCTGTGTTGTCGCTGATGTCGCCTATCGCCGGGACTACTTCCAGGCCGCCGTCCCGTGTCCAGGACAGCGACGCGGACCGCAGCGTGTCCGTGATGACCAGCCCGTCCCCGACCACCAGGGAAACCTGATCCCCGACGTGGACGCCGCCCGGTCCGCCGTACCGGAACACGGACGTTTCGGAAAGTTTCACGGACAGGCCGGACTTCGCGGCGGTTTCGGTGAACGTCTCGGCGGCGCGTTCCCCGAACACGTCCCCGTCTCCGGAGTCGCGGGCGTCCCGGAACACTTCCGCGCGTTCGCCCAGCTCCGCAGCCAGCGTGGCGTCCAGGTACGGCCCGGCGAATTCGCGGGCGGTGCCCTCGCCCTGCCCGCCCACAATCACGTCCGTGGCTTCCGCTTCCTGCGCCGTCCAGGACCATTCCAGGACCACGCCGCCGGCTTCCGTCAGGTTTCTGGGGTGTAGCTCCGGTTCAAAGCAGTCCACCACCAGCCCGGCACCGGACTGGCGCACCGTGGCGCCGATGCCCGCGGAGTCCACCGCCGGGAACAAACGGTCGGCCAAAGGGTGGAACCGGAACGCCGCCGTGATGTCCGCGCCGCGGCCCAGGTCGGCGGCCACGGTCACCGGTTCGCCCAGGCGGGTGACGGCGTTGGCGGTTACCGCCGTTTTCAGCACGGTTTCCGCAGGCCCCGAAATGGTGTGGTACTCCGACGTCTGCGCGCCCAGCCCGGCACCTGGCACCGGCCAGCCCAGGATCCGGTGGAACAGGCGGAAGTCATCCACCACGGACAGCGTCACGGATCCGTCCGTGCCCGGGCCTTTCCCAGCCCTGACCCTGACGGAACCGCTAATGCAGTGTTCATCCTGGTAAGTGATGACCAGCCGGGCACCGCGTTCCATCAGCAGCGGCAGTTTCGCGTTCCGTGCGCCCACGGTCACGTCAGCGCTGCTTAGTTCGTTGTAGTTGACCGTGACGTCCAGGTTTTCCGGGTCGCCCAGCCAGCCCTGGCGGACGAAATCCTTGTCATAGATGGTGATGCGGAACGGGTTATCTGCCATCACCACGCCCGCCAATACAAGGGCACCAGTTCGATCCGGACAGTGCCGTCCCCGGTGATGGACACGTTCAGCGGCGAGGTTCCGCCGGCGGGGATCGCGGCGAAGTCCACGGCCCCGGTCAGGTCCGCGGTCCGGTCCACAGGGTTGGTCAGGATCGGCGGATCGCCGTCCGCATAGTCGTATTCGATGGCGGTCTGCACCCTGGGGTCCGTGTCCACCACCAGCGCCTTGCCGTCCGCGACGGTAAAGGGCACTTCCACGACACTGTCCCCAACGCCCATATGCGCGGCCGTG